GAGCTTCAGTTAGGGCAGAGTTCATCAAATAGAAAAATCGTATTGTTTGAGGGCACTAATAACGACCATCAATTTTATGGTTTTGGCATAAACACTTCGACACTTCGTTATCAAGTCGACAATATTGGTGCAGACCATATTTGGTATGCTGCCACAAGTGCAACAACTTCAAATGAATTGATGCGCATAAAAGGAAATGGTAGGTTAGGAATAGGCACAACTAATCCATTAACAACCTCAGATATAAACGGTAGTCTTTCATTGATAACTGTTAGAGTAGCAACAGCAGCATATACCACATTAATTACAGACCACACTATACATTTAGTGGCTGGTGTGAGTGGCACTATTACCATACCAACAGCTGCAAGTTCAACTGGAAGGATAATAATGTTTGCAAATGATAGTGGAACGGGCGTAAACACTTCAATTGCGTATAGACAAACAAGTGGTGTAACTACAACTAATATTAACGGCAATCAAAGAGTAACTATTCAATCAGACGGGACAGAATGGTTTCAGATAAATCAATAAAAAAAACATAAATTATGGCACACGAAATTATTAAAAACGAAGATGGCACGTTCACACAATTGTCAACTATCGAATGTTCAATTGATGTAGAACAATTGAAAGCAGATTTGGAAAGTTATAAATCTCAAATTGATGCTTTGAAAAAAATGATAGAAGAAACTGAAAATATTTTAAAACAAATTGAAAAGATGTAATGAAAGAGGAATTATTTAAGTTTTCGCAGGAATTAATATATCCTGATTATAGGTTGGTTATTTTCCTTATGGTAATGATGGCATTTGACCTTTTGAGTGGAATTAGAAAATCAAACTCAAAAGGAGAAGCCACCATTTCAATAGGATTAAGAAAAACTATTGCTAAAGGTAATCAATATTTTGAGTTTATTTTTTTAGTTTTTACGATAATAAATATATCTAAAATTGCAGATAAAGGTAATGATTTTATTGGGATTTTAAATTATTCATTAAACGGATTATTTTTATTTTTGATTTATATTGAAATTAAATCAATATTGGAAAACCAAATTGAAACATCTCCAAACAGTGATTTAACCAAATATTTAGTAATTCCTTTGCATAACTTAATAATTCTAAAATTTAAACATTTTAGCGAAAAATAGACATAGTTCAGATTAGTGCTAAAATCAAAAATAGTGCAAGAAATGGGCTATGTTTTTAAAAAAAAATAAATAACAAATGAAATTTACAAAAATCATCAAACAAACTCCCAATATTAGTAAAATACCGTTATATGCAACAGGAATAGTATTACATCATACAGGTGGCAGTTATGCAGGCTCTGTTGATTGGTGTTTGAGAAGAGAATCAAAAGTAAGTTATCATGTTATTATTGATTTAAAAGGAGATAGAACGATATTAGCAAAAGACAATCAGATTACATGGCATTCTGGACGTAGTTCATTTATGGGTAGAAATCTTTGCAACAATTTTATGTTAGGAATTGCTATAAGTGGAGATACTTACAGAAGATTACTTACAGAAGATGAGATTGAAAGTGTAGCTTTATTATGTGTTGAAAAAATGAAATTACATAATTTTGGCATTGAAAGGATCACAACACATAGAAGAGTTTCTCCAAACAGAAAAATTGATATTGATGTAAGGGCGGAAACTTCTATTTTAAATCGAATTAAAGAAATTTTAAATGAGAATCAATATCATACAGTAATTGCAGGAGATAACTTATGGAATTTGAGTAAAAAGTATAATTTACCAGCAAACACAATCAAAATCCTGAACGATTTAAAAAGCGATCATTTGGGAATAGACCAAAAATTGAAAATAAAATAAAAATACCTTATTTTTTTCATATATTATTTAACCTCTCATTTTGGGAGGTTTTTTATTTAGAATGATTATAAATTATATATTTAGTATAAAAAAGATTACTAATTATTTGTTTAGTAAGTATATTTTTTTTATCTTTGCATATCAAAATATTAATCTTTAAAAAAAAATAAAATGGCTACAAAAATAGAAATCGGAACAAAAATAATAGGTAAATTAGGGGCTGGATTAATCACTAAAATAATTACTAAATCTACTGGTTACGTTGAAGTAACTTATAATAATGGTTCTCTTAAAAAAGAAATGGCTACTAACTTAAAATCTGAAAATGGAGAAGTTTTGAAAAATAAACCGCTTGAAAAAGAAGCTAATATCGTTTTAAATCTTGATAATTTAAAAGAATATAAAAATCTTATAATTTGGAGTATAAAAAAATCATTATTCTATAATAATGACGAAAATTTAAAATTAGTTATGGCTGAGATGTTGAATGACGTGAATAATGGAGTTTTAAAGTGCAAAACTTCAAAATCAATAAAATCAACTTTAATTAATTTAGCAACATCAAAATCATTAAACTTATGTCACGAAATTTTAGAAAAAAATTATGGAGTATTAAACTTAAACGCTACTAGCAACCAAGAGTATTCTAATTTTCAACAATTTTCATTAAAAATTAAAATGGGTAATTTCTAAAAATTAAGTATAAAAACATCAAAAAAAAAATCAAAATGGAAAAACAAAATTACAGTGTTCAAATTCAAACTTCAGATTATTCTCACGAGTACGGAAGTTTTAGTTTAAGAAAAAAAGCAATAGAAGAAGCTAAATTTATAATTACACACGGTTGTAATTGGATTTCGGATAATTTATCCTATTCTGAAAAAAATGATTGTACTATTCAAGTTTATGCAAGTCCAGATGAATATGCAATTTTTTCAAAACCATTGGAATTTTTAAAATAAAAAATAAATAAAAATGGAAAATCCAAACAAAATAGCAACTGAGAAGATAGCGGAATTTTTAAAAATTATTATGGCTGAAAAAAATTTGAATGCAAATAAAATTTTTGAAAAAAGCATTAAATCTGATATTAAACTTTCAAAACAACAGATTTACTCCGTTTTGAAAATGGGAAATAATGACACCAATTACACGATAGATACACTATTAAATTTAATGCGTATAATAGGCGTTCACATGGAATTTCATTATCTCGCAAAAAGGAATAATTTTGATTTGATGGGCGAAGAAAAAATTAGCGAAAATTAAAAATAACAAACATAATAAAAAATATTTAATTAGAATATGTAAAATAGTTTGTGTTTTATTTTGAAATATGAAATTTAGTATGTATATTTGCAATATCAAAAACGAAACACCGAAAAAGATAAATCAAAAATAATATACAAAATATGAAATTAACAAAAAAAGTAAAAAAGATTTTAGTAGACGACCAAGTTAAGATGAGAATTTGTTTAGAATTGGGTATTGCTTACATCACTTTTAAACGTTGGATTAACGATGACCACGATAATTTAACAAAAAAAGCCACCATTAATACTTTAATGAAATTTACAGGCTTAACCGAAGATGAGATTTTTGAAACTGAAAAAACAAACTAAAAAAATAAAACAATGAGAATTACAGGTAAACAAGCTTTAAAGTTAGCACACAAATTAAGAAAAACAAGTAATCTTACTTGGAGCGAGATTTTGAAAAACGCTTACAAAATGTTGAAAATTGATTTTTTAAATTCAATGATTGAAACGGCAAAGGCAAACAAAAACTATTTCATGAGTTATAAGCACTTAATTGTAGAAGTGGAAAAATTAAAATCATTAATTATTAAAAAAAATAATGATTACGAACTGGCTGATATTAATCTAAACGAAATAGATTTTAAAATGTTTTAAAAAATTTAAGATACTATGAACAAAAAAGTGGAATTATTAGCGAGCTAACAAATAAAAAAGCCACTTAGCAGGTGGCTTTATAAATCAAAAATTCTTAATCGTAAATCAAAAATCTTATGACAAAAGTACAACAAAATTTAGAAAATCAAAACAAAAAATTAGTAGCTAAATTATTTTCCTATTTAGCAGGATGGAAAAGCACACAATTAACGGATTTATACGAAGATTCCGACAATTTGAAATACGAACAATCAAAAGAATTTTAAGATGAGAAAAATTGAAATTCAAACACCACTTTACAATTTAGGGTATTTATTTTTTGATAGAAAATACCATGAATGTAAAAACGAAGAAGAATTAAATAACTTTCTTCTGGATCTCATTAATTTAGCGGAAAAACAAAAAAATGAACTATTAAAACAAGTTGCTGTTCAACTTCTAAATTATTCAAATGCAAACGAAATTCAGGTGCTGGTTGAAAGAAAAGAATATTCATATAAAGCAAAAATTGATATTTTTAATTTAACATTTGAGCATTCAGACGTTCAGTTTTTAGCAATGAAACTAAATGAATTCAAAGAAAAGAAAGTTAATTCTTTAATCAAAAACAGGGAATATGACCAAGCAAAAATATTAGAAAAATCAGTTTTTAAATATGAGTTTAGATAAAAGCATTGAAGAAAAGGAGATAATAATTTACTCATTATATGAGAAAATAAAAAAAATGAAACGTAATACAGAGGATTGGTTTTTATCAATAAATTTATTTGATTCAATATTAGCTGAATTAGTTGATTTGGAAGATATAAAAATAGAAGATCAACGTCTAAAAAGAGTGCAGCTAAAAAAATACAACAAAAAATATTAACAAATAAAAAAAATATCATGCAAAAAGGAGCAGAAGGCACGCATGCGAAATATAGCTTAAAATGAATACAAAAAAATATTTAAAAAAGAAAAAAAAGTTCATCGAAGATAAAAATGTATCGGAAGCTTTTATCAAAGAGTACAATGTAGAAGTTTTGGCTCATATAAATACAAAAAAAAACAAATCAAAAAATTAATAAAATGAGTTTAATAAAAAAACCAAACGAATTAACGATTAATCCTTACATCAAGGCATTAATCTACGGACAAGCAGGTACAGGAAAAACCACCCTTGCATTATCAACTCCAAAACCTCTACTTTTTGATTTTGACGGAGGAATACATCGCGTGAATAGTGCGAACAGAGTAGATACAGTGCAAATCAAAAAGTATCAAGACTTCTTAGATGTTTTAAACGAAGATTTATCACCGTATCAAACATTAATAATTGACACAGGTGGAAAGATGCTTGATCACATGGGAGAATACATCATTTCCAAAAATGCAAAAATGGGAAGACCTAATGGAATGCTAACATTACAAGGCTACGGAGAACGAAAAGCAATTTTTTCGGCATTGGTTAAGAAAATCAGTATTATGGGAAAACATATTGTTTTTGTCGCACACAGAGAAACTAAAACCGAAGGAGACGACACAAGATATGTACCTCTATTTGGTGGCAGTAACTATGATAGTCTTGTAACAGAACTTGACTTAGTTGGATACTTAGAGATGAACGGAAGTGAAAGAACTATAACTTTTAATCCTACAAGTAGAAATGATGGAAAGAATACCTGTAATCTACCAGCGATTATGAAAATTCCTATTATTATTGATGACAACGGAAATCCAACTCAAAATAATGAGTTTCTTAAAGCTAATGTAATAGAAGCTTATGAAAATAGACTTAAGCAAAACAAAATCGATTCTGAAAAATATAATATTTTAATTGAAGAACTCAAAGATCAAATATTCCTAATAACAGATGATTATTCAGCGAATGATTTTATAATTAGAGTTGATGAGTTTAACCACATTGGAAATTCAAAAGCACTTGCAAGTAAATTACTCAGCGAAAAAGCGAAGTCTTTGGATTTAGATTTTAACAAAGAAACTAAGAAATATGAAAAACTTGCAACAGCATAATTACAACATATATCCATCACTACTTGACAGATTTGCGAATTATATAAATAGTTCGCAAATCTACCAAGATTATTATGGATTTGCTGAAGAACCAAGTATATCTGAAGATGAATTTGAAAAACAACAATTTCAAAGTTTAATTGATGGAATAAATAGAGTTCATTTTGAAAGCGAAGCAGCGGATAAAGGAACTATGTTTAATGAGGTGATTGATTGCATTATTGAAAATCGAAAATCTGATAAAATGAATATTGAAGTAAATAAAGCAGCTCCAGCAATTCAAGTGTCATGGAAAAATTGGATACACTCTTTTAATACTTGGGATTGCAAGACTATTGCTGATGCTTTAAAAGGTGCAGTTTGTCAGAATTTAATTGAAGGTTTTCTACAAACAAAATACGGAGCAGTAAAACTATACGGATATTATGATTATTTACTTCCATTTTGTTTAGTAGATTTAAAAACTACAAAATCATACTCCGCGTTCAAATTTATAAAAAACTGGCAACACATCGTTTATCCTTTTATTTTAAACACTAACGGAATTTCAATCAATGATTTTACTTATTTGGTTTACAAGTGGAATAAAGAGGGTGGAGAAATATTTGAAGAAAATTACACTTTTGACGCACAAAACGACATTCCTAAATTGACTGATTTTGTAGAGCAATTTATTGAATTTATGGAGATTAATAAGCATTTGATTACTGATTTAAAAGTTTTTAATAAGCAACAATAACATGAAATTCTACGCTTCTATTGATGTTAATAATAAGATAATTCCTTGTACGGATTATGATTATGATATTTTTAGAAAAATCAAAAAAAATAATGTCGTTAAATTTGAAATTACACA